TCACCGCCGCGTCCTCAACCTCGTTGGCTACCTCCCGGCGGTGCATCACTTTCTCGGTGCAGTCCAGGTCAAGTTCGATTCTCATTAGAACCTCTTGAGGGTGTAGCCGACGTGCGCGGTGCGCCGGGAACTGTTGTAGAAGAACGGGTCACCGAACACAGCCCACCGAACCCCCCGCCACTCAACCTGCGCCTGGGCACCAAGGAGGGGTGCGCCACGGGGCAGGCGCATTGTGTACACCCGCTCCGTTTCGAACCCCTCATTGTCTTGTTCCGCACGCCTGGATGATGTGCCGGACTGCCCTTGTGGTTGCATCCTGGCTCGGATGCGGAACCCGCATTTGGAGGGCTGGGTGCGGGTGTTCCCGTCGATGTCCGTGATGACTTCTTCGGGGTAGACGATGATGCAGTCCGTACCCTTATCCAGCAGACTCACACCGACCCCCTTAGAGCACCTTCGACGGCGCGTTCACGTTGACCACTAAAGCGCCAGCAGCGAACTTCGCTCCACCGCCGTGCATGATCGTCAATGGCTCGGGCTGCGGCTTGCGATCCTCAAAGATGACGATGCGACGGCCATCCTTGTCGAACGCCTCCCACAAAACCTTTGCGGGTCCACCGGAACCGGACTGCACATACGTGCGGGCCGGGGTGGTGGCTACAGAAGACACACCCAGATAGCGGCGGTCCCCATCGAGCTTGGGGAAGGTTGTTTTGTCGTTGCTGCCAGTACCACCGGCCCATCCCGCTGACGCGCTCTGAACCCAGTTGCTCACCGTCACAGAGTTTGAGGCGAACGTGTACGTCGGATTACCGGCACGGCCAGTCAGATTCAACCCGGTGGTGCACGTGACCACAACCTCTTGCGGACCCTGACCCGGCGTGATCGGCAGGTCGTAATACTGCACAGCACCGCGAGTCGCATCAGTGGCGCTGCCGCCGGTAAGGAACTCGTTGCGGTAGGTCATCGTCTTACCGCCGTAGGTGACCTTGATCGTCCACGTTGAGCCGCCAGGCACCACAGACGGGATCGTGTAGGCCAGGAACACGAAGGCGTAATCGTCAAACTCACCAGGGGTGTGCATGTACCGGTTCGTCATCGTGTTCAGCGGCGTGACAACGTACTCACCCTCACCGACAGCGGTGTTGGAGACACGCACCAGCGACGGGTCAGGAACAGCCAGCCCGCCCGCCGCAGCCTCCAGGGCCTTCAGCGCATCGGCAGCGGCAGCCCGAAAATCAAGGCACGCCGGATGGACTGCTGCTGTGGTGACTGCTTCGATCTTCTTGTCAATCATCGTGGCCCCTTTCAGAACACCAAGTACTGGACGCCGTCGTAGCTGGCGGTGTCGAACTTGCCGTTGGGTGCGGCCAGGCCGATAGCCCCAGACGTGTCGATTCGGGTCAGGCCGGTGACGAAGGAAACTCCGGTGTTGACGGCGTGGACAACGATGTTCTGAGCCACCGCAGGGCCGGGGAACCCGGCAGGGATACGCAGCACCGTCGTGTGTGAGCCACCAGCGGTGATGTTGGCCTTCTTATCGCCACGGAACTGCACTACGCCGTTGATGAGCCGTGCCTCGACGTTGCCGCTGCCGCCCACGTTCGTGCAAGCCGTCCACGGGATATTCGGTGGAACCTCAACACCACCGGTCAACACGTTCTTGATTTCAGCGGCAGTAGCCTCAGGAAGAACGGGTGCCGATTTATCGGCTTTCAAAGCCGCAATGTCAGCCTGAACCACACTCATAGGCTCGGCGATAGCCTCAGACACCATCTGCCGCAGCGGCACACCCAAAACCTCAGAAACAAGCTGACGCACAAGGTCTTCGATGCCAGCGTTCAAATCCTTGAACGCCTTAGCCACATCCTCCACCGTGGCATCAGGGCCGGTAATCGCATCCAACAAAGACTGGAACTCAGCCTTCTTCACATAATCCGCGATAACCCACTCAACGATGTCCTCGCTGATCTTCTGCTGCGCCGCAATGTCATCGAAAATCTTCGACAACTGGCCGATAATCGCACTCTCAAGACCCTCAATTGCAGACTTGTCGGCCTTATTCTCACGGAGGTACTGGTACGCAGCTTCAAGGTTGATATCAGCTTCCTCGCGCTGCTGACCCTCCCAAGAAATGGCCGCAGTCAGAGTGGCGGTAGCAGCCTGAACCGCAGCCTCAATAGCCGCCTGGTCAATCCCACCACCGGCAGCATCAAGAGCATCATCGACCGTCAACACCCGCTTGCCATTCACCGACAACGAACCGTCAGGCAACTCCATGTCCAAAGACACAGGCTTATTCGGGCCGGAAATATCCAAACCCTCAATGCTGACCTTGCCGTCATCAGTGTTCAGCCGGATGCTCTTGGGCATCGCCTTGAACTGAGACTGGATCGCCTGCTGGATCATAGGGCCGAACTCAGTGAGTTTTTCTTCCAGCAGTTCCAGCACAGCCGGTTCACCCAAACCGGGAGCAGGTAGGTTAGAGACAGCCGCAGCAATCGAAGCCTCAACCTGCTGCAACGTCACACCGGCAGACTGCGGGATACCCGCAATCGCAGTATCAATCAACGTCTGGACCTGGGCTTGGGTCAGGCCACCAGTGACCACCCCGCCGCCTAGTGACCCGCCACCATTAGGCAGAACACCGTAATCATCCTGAAGTGTTTGGTAGATCAGTTTCTTAACACCGATCACCGTGAAAACTGTTGTCATAGCCTACTTCCCCTACTGATAATCGTGGAACCGTCACCCGCCACGAATGAGGGGACCAACACAGACATACGTGAACGCCGCACACCCAGGATGTCCCACTCATCGTCGGTGATTTCCAACCGACCAGAAGCTAAATCCTTCTGAAGCTGATACGTGTAATTGCCGTCAGTTTCGGACTGGAAACCTTCCGGGTTGCGGGCCAGACGCAGCACCGCATCAGACTCAACCTGAATCACATCCTCGACATCAATGTCACCGGACGTGATCTTCGAATCCAATTCGGGGATGCGCCGTTTCAACATGCGCTCGACATCGTCTAGGCGAACCTGGACGAGGGCGCATTCTTCAGGAGTCAGGCAGCGCGCCCACCGCACCGCCACATCGTCAGCAGACGCATACGCCATGACTCACTCCTCAGTGCTAACAGGTTCCTCGACGGGCTTCTTAGCGGCACGTTTACGCACCGGCTTCACAGGGGCGGCAGCCTCAACAGGCTCCCAACTGCCCGTCTTCACAAGTAGTTCTGCCAGCGTGTCGGGGACTTCAGCCTCGACACCGTTGGCTTTGTTTTTGATCTTCATACGTCCCTCTCACAGGAGATGCAGGAGGGGCGGCAAACACAACCGCCCCTCCCAGCAAACTCACTTGGTCAGCTTGACGAAAGCTTCCGGGTCGTTGACCAGGACACCGAACTCGGCCTCCACACGGACAGCAACCAAGTTGTTCTGCCAGAGCGAAACCAGACCGGAACCATCACCATTAGCGGACAGGTCCAGGGTTGCCTGGTCTGAAACGTCGTAAGACAGACCACCGATTTGGCCCCACACAATCTGGGTCCAATCGCCCTGGAAACCAAGAACACCGGTATCGGTGTTGGGCTTGGTGGGGTCAGTGACGTGATCCGACAGGAACGTCGGACGCCCCAGAACCCGGCCCGAACGGAACGGGCTGTTGATGTCCGTGTAGGTGGACTCGATGAACAGCGGACGATCAACCTTGTCCTTAGCCGCGTTCAGAACCGGCTCGGCAATGTCATCAAACAGGGTGCCGTTCCACTTCTTGTTGTCAGCAACCAGAAGCGACAAACCCTCGTTCAACTGGTCGAACGCGGTCGAACCCGCCCCGCCAAGCTGAATGGACTTCCCGGTGTCGGCAACACATTTGCCGAACGGGGAATCAACACCGTGCAGAACCGCACCGTCGAACGCAATCGCAATCGCCTCAGCGACCTTGGTACGCATGGTGTTCAGGTAGTTCGCGGGGTTCGCCCGCACAACCTCGGAGCTAGCCGCGAAGATCGTAGCGATCTTGTGGGGGACGATGTCCTGCTTGGTCATGTCGCCCTTGGTGACAGGCTTCTGCTCACCCTCACCAACCCACTTGGCCCGAACATCGCCGGTCCAGTGCGGGATACGAACACCAGTCGGACCCAACGGAATCCGACGAGCAAGCTGCTGAACAACAGAGGTCTTTTCGATCTCAGCGAAGTAATCCTGCGCCAAAATCGGGTCCAGGTAACCCTGGAACATGGTATCCCCGGTAAGCGCAACCGTTCCGGGGGTATTGAATGCTGGCATTTCATTTTCCTTAAAGGTAATTAGGTCAGACCGCGCCGACGATCCGTTTCACAGTCTCCAACAACGGATCACCGTTCAACGGCAGCACATTGGCCTGCCCTTGTGATGGGTCAATGGGACGCTCATTCGCGGGAGCCTTCCCAAGAAGCGACTTAACCCGCTTCACGCTCTCCGACACCGTGGCCTCATCGTCACCCTGGATCAAGGTGACAACATCCATGACATCCTCAGACGGGATGCCAGCCGAAACAACAGCCTTCAACTTCAACAGTTCCAAGGCGCGAGCGGAAAGCTCGGCCTGGGTTTCGTTGAACGCGGACTCACGCTCAGTCAACTTCGACTCGTAGTCCTTGATGACTTCCGTTTTGGCACGATCAACCGCATCGTTCTTCTCCGTGCGGTACTTCGCGGCCTCATTGCGAAGCTGCTGAACATAATCCAGGCTGAAAGACTCCTGCTGCGAAGCCACCTGGGCGGGAGCAACAGACGCGGTGTCAGTAGTAGGGTTTTCGTCGGACATAGTTAATTCGCCTCCTGGGCATAGAAAAATTGGAACCCATCCAGGGTTCCGTTGACGGGCTTAAGCAGCCTGATGCAGGACTGCCCAATCAAAGGAATTGACCTCACCGGCTTCAATCATCTTGCGAAGCTGGTTGATCGTTTCCCGGTTATCGGTGGTGGGATACCACCCAGCCGGTTTCGCGGGTTGCGTTGCCGTAGCAGGCTTCCCATACGAGTAATATCTTTTATCGGGGTTGTTGCGAAGCTCACGGGAAGCTTTCTTACCCGCCGTGACCCACAACTGCTCGGCACGCTCCTGGGCATCCTTCCCAGGCCAATTAGCCAAATCCCAAACCGGGATCACCTTGCAGTCGCAGCCGGTGTGCCACTCATTCATGAACTTTTTGATCTCAGCGTCACTGATGT